GCAGGAGCACTAGCCGGATCAAGATACAGAGACAAAGCTGTCCCATCGGAAGTAACTGTCACTTCAAAACTGATAAGGATACATTCCGTGTGAGAGTATCTATTGTCAAAGGTATAAGACACCCTTGCATTATTCGGGCCACGGAAGTCAAGGTTATATTCCGAAGCATCTGGAGTAGCAGAGAACCTTGCGAAAGCATCAACATGGAAGACACCCTTCTTGAAGTAGATCGTTCCATTATGAAGGAAAATGCTTTCTCCCTCGCGAGAAGTTTCTGTTACGAGAGTATTCAAGTCAGATACTACGCTACCAGATCCTTGGCCAATAAAGATTGCACCATCAAAATCAGTATCGCTATCGAGTGAAATTGTATTGTCTTCAATCTTAATGCCGTATCCAGCTTGATAAGGTTCAGGTGCATCTACTCTCAGCCCAACCGTGATGGATCCGTCTTGAAGATACTGATAAGTACGAACATGCACATTATCAGACTCCGGAACAATACCACGCATGAGGCCATTAATGACCTGCGATTTTTCTACTCCAAGAGGATTGGATACACTGCCATCTCCATGAATGGTGTTGTCAGTATGTATCGTGAATTCGCCACCATCACCGTAAGCCCCAAGATTCAAACGGCTATAGACCAATGATCCGAGAGAATCATATACATAGAGATCATAAGCGTAATTCACACTGCCGATTGCAGGAGCGTGACCAAGAATATCGATAGGAATCTCTACTGGGTTCTCAACACCTTCCCAGTTTTGATAGCTAGTATACGGAGCTCCAGTCGTTCCGTTAATGTATAGGACGCAGTAACCTCCAACAAAAGGTTTTCCATCAGCGTCCAAAAATTGGCTAGTAGCCGGAATAATCCATGCGTATTCAGTAGGATTCAAAGCTGCCATAATGGTCTCCTGTATCAATGTAGAAGTTCCATAGAACTTTTAAAGGTTAATTGTAAATAAGAAAAATGGCTTATTCTTTTGAATAAGCCATTATCATTAAGAGCTGAACCCAACCGGAGTCGTAACACCCGAGACAAAGTTGCTCTCTAAGTGTACGAACAGGTTGATGGACTGCGTCGTAGTGGATGGATATCTTGCGATACCACCCCATCCGTCATATGGCGCTCTATTCAGCACTCCGATGGTTACACCATTCGAGTAGTTACCTCCCGGAGCAGTGTCCGGATTATGGTCAGTGTTAGCAGCTTCGAACGATACTTCATAGTTAGCTTCGCCATTGCCGTCACGAGAAACCATATTGGAGTAACCGATAGGCTGTCCACTTAGAACCGCACTATTGGATGTGGCCTGTGCACCCCATGTATAGATAATAGTGATATTACCCATAGTATGCTCTGAATAATCAGATTCCAGAATACCGAAATCCCAAGTGCCACGTATCGTAGCAGAACGAGCCAGATAACCACGTCCTACTGAGAAGCACTTCCAAGAGATATTCCTCGGAACAACATACACCACGTAGGTATTGTCGTTGATGCATACAAATGGAAGCGCAGTAGTCTTATACAGATCACGTTCATCCATGTTTGCACGATAGATCGGGAAATGCATCGGATGATTACGTCCACTATACTTCTGGAGATAAGGCTCCGAGTTGTTCATGTAGGCGTAATGGTGCGCATTATCTTGAACCTGAAGATTAGTACGGTCAAGACGAATCCAATGGATTGTATCATACGAGGATCCATTGTTAGCCCAGATGCCATTCACTACGGATCCTTCATTGGTAGCATGGACGTAATGACGAGCAGGTACGATCGGGTTAATGCCCATATTGAACATGTTTCCGACACAATTAACAGTGACCGTTCCATCCACATCACGCTGATCAATCTCTGCGTAAATCTGGTTGGAAGCGAGTGTGATATTCGTAGCTGTCACATGACCATAGATTCTACTATTACGGATTTCAGTAGCCGCCCCAAGAGTGGTAAGCGGAAGGTTCATATCCGTATCATCAAGAAGGAGGCTAGACAAGACTTGTAAAGGACTTCCAGACAAGGATCCACGACGAATCTGTAGAGTGGATATAACCGAGCTATTATTCAAGGTAATCCAAGAGTCAACGGCATTAATGCTATCGGAAGCGGTAATACCATTAATCGTCAAGGACACGTTATGAAGCTCTAGTGCACCATGTACGCCAATCGTGATAGATCCATAGCAGTTTTCAATGGTTCCTCCGGCGTTGATAGTCGCAGAAATTTCCTGCTCACCAAGATCACCATAGTCATTTTCATTCTGCTTGTTCTTCCAGTCGATATAAGCATTGGCACTGCTCATATTGGAAAGCTCAATCTGGTTTCCAACTAGTCTTACAATATTTCCAGTGCTTAACCAAAGATCTGATACTCTTCCGCAACGAACGAATTCTAGCGTACAGTCTTTAAACATATGGTTCGATTCAATATAACAATCCTCGAACGTATACGTCTTTCCAACCTGCGGAAGTTGCACTTCAACCGTCATATCCTTGAACGTGAAAGCCGTAGCATGAGAGTCAAGAATAACGTTCTTAACAGTACCGGGGAATGAGCTCCAAGAAGGATTAAACCAAGAAGTCCTCATGGTTCCCGTTACATTAAGGGTAAGATGACCAGATCCACCATTGCTGGTAAAGATATAATCACCACCGTCATGCTTAATTTCATAGACCTGCATTACGCTTGTAGTTTCAGTCTTAAGGCAGATCTTTACATCGTTATCAATGATAAGACGCTGATTAAGATAATACGAACCACCTTCAAGCCAATAGTAGTCTGTTCCACGTTCATAAACCTTTGGCATATAAACGTCATGACCAATTTTATTAGCATACGAGAAGCAGTCTGCTAGAGCGGAGCTATAAGCCGTAGGCCTAGTGTATACATTCCTAGGGAACACACCAAACACGCGACAGTCGATCACTCGATCCGGAATAAGCACCCAGTACTTATTAGTAATCTGAGGGTTTCCACAGGATTGAATTACAGAGCCACCATTATCTTGGTAGGTACCAGTCATGAGTCGGTAATTTACCGGAGGCATATCGCCGACATGATAATAACCTGCAAGAATAGCATACTCTACTCCTTGCGGAACAACGAGAGTCTGTAGATCCTCTTTAGTGGATACTCTTACAGCTGTTACAGTCTGTCCATCAATAATGACAGTTTCAACCTGCGTGAGATTGTCAAAGCTGCGTACGAGAGTCCAATGAGAATCATTTGTATCGGCTTCAGCCATAGATCCGGGGCCAATCCACTTGTGCATCACTACCGTAACATCCTCGTCAGGCAAGAATACCTGCTGTTCAGTACGACCGTGCATATCACTAAGTATCGGATTGCTAAGGCGAGTTCCGTTCACATCCGTAATGGAAATAAGCTCGGAAGTACCGAGCTTATAGAACGTAAACTTACCTTGAAACGGCTTGCCCCATGTATCATCATAGGTAGTCCAGTTATCAAGTGACCTCATTATTTGTCTCCTTGTTTATAGATCTTGTAGGCTTCCCAGAGAGGATCGCCAGGAATTTCCCTAGGCTTGAATTTTCCTTCAGACCACATCCGGATAACGGAAGGATCATTTAGATATTCTTGGATCTTAGCTTGCTTCTCATCCGGCTCAGGCTTCAAGGATTCGAGAGCAGGGCCATAAGTCGGGACTACGCTCTTTCCAACGCTCGGAGCCGCCTTATTAGTGATCAAAGACCTTAGACCACTTGTCAGACCAGATCCAGACTTAAACTGTTCCGGATTAGTACGTATCAATCTGTCTACTTCCTTGTCAAAGGCAGAGGCTCTAGGATATCCACGGTCGGTATTGTGCTTCATGGATTCTTTAAACTTTAGCTCCTTAGCGGATTTCTCTGCATGACGAGGATCTATAAGGTTTTCAGTATTGAGATCCAAGGCTTTAGCCTTTTCCTTGTTCATGAGTCCGGCCTTACCACCCTTAGTCAATCCCCACTTGGAAGGATCATTAAGGAAGTCAGTAGCAAAGACGTTGGAGCCAGCGGCTTCAAACGACTCGGATTCAGACGGGAACATGTCGCTCTGTACCGCTTCTTTCTGAACATCACGATTCTTCTTTACGGTGCTAGGATTAGTTTCAAGGTATTCTTTGTACTTCTTTCCAACTTCCTTAGATTTATCCCTTACAGGATTCATGAAAGGTCTGTTGGGCCAAATCTCTTCACCAGTAAGATACTGAGCGTACTTAGCAAGATCTGGATTATCCTTAACCATTTCGGAAGATACGATAATATCCCTAGCAGCCTGAAGCTCGTCAGCAGTGTACTTGTTAGAACGGTTCTTGGCATCATTAAGGATATTGAAAGCCTCTTCCACCTTGTAAAGCGCGTTAGAAGCCGGATCATCCGTAAGATTTTCAACGGTCTTAGATAAACCTGATCTAGATCCAACCGGACGAGCGAATACTCCCAGACCGCTACGAAGCAACCACGGAGCTGCTGCATTAGTCAGAGCTCCCACTCCTACGTCATAGGGATTAAAGGTGCTTCTAGGATTCCGAGGATCATCGTACACAACGGCGTCAAGAGCTTCCGTAGCAGCAGGTACCACAGCGGCATCGACCAAGGTCTTTCCCTGTTTGGTAGCCCAGTGTCCAAGCCTAGAACCAAGCCCTCTAGCTCCCTTACCAAGAACCTTAGAAGCAATCTTAGCTGTAGGCCCACCAACAGGAAGAGAAGACAGAGCGATTTCTCCGGCATCGAGAACTGCATCAGTTGCAGACGGTTCTTCACCACGCTTGATAGCTTCCTTCTGTCTCGGAGCCATAACGCCCATGTACGCGCTCTGAAGCCAGTCCTTCATGTTACGTTTACCAGTCTGAGGATCAAATCCTTCGACAATCATCTCAAGGTCACGAACACGCTGCTTGTCACCAAGATAACGGATGAGTTCCTTGGGTTCAAGACCAGCGTTCTTAGCCATCAGGATAAGATCCTTAGTGGGAATAGACATCCAGCCGTCTTTATATGAGTAAAGATTAGCCTTCTTGCCTTCTCCACCAAGCTTCAGAGCCTTGATGATGTCATCATCATTGTACTCATTTCGAATCTGAGTATGAAGCTCCCTAGCGACGTCTGCATCATCTTGGAAGATTTCCTTAGCAGATTCGCTATTAGAGATGTACTCCAGAGCTCTACGAACTTTCTCAGCATCAGAAGCTTCCAAATCGTCAATCTCGCCCATCTTGGTATAATCACCAGAGTGCTTGATTGCGGCATTCAGATAAGCTTCTTCTACCTTGTTGTAAAGATCATTAAAGGTCATTTATTCTTCCTCGGTTTAATTAGAGTACGATTTGATCCATACGTCTGATTATGCTTATTGACCATTTCCTGCTTCTTGGCATTGTCGGTCTCTTTATTGAGCTTAGGCTGAAGCTCTTCCCAAGCTAGCTGCTCGTCCTCAGCAGCCTTATTAAGATTGCTACGACGCTTCTGATTCTTAGTAGGAGCCTTCACACCGTTGAGCTGATCAATCTTATCCTTAAAGAGGTTCTGAATCCTCTGGACTTCTTCAAGGCTCATAGCCGGATTGGCATTAGTATTGAACCTTTCAAGCTCGTCACCAAGCATAGCCGCAACTTCCCTAGCCTTATTCGGATCGCTGCTATTCAGAGCATCAGAGACTTCCTTGGAATTTACCTTGGCAGATGCCATCGTAGCAGTGTAAGGAATATTACGTTCGCCAGTATAGAGACCGTTAAAATCAAGGCTCTTCAGGGCGTTGAGATCGATGCCCATATCTCCAGTGGTCTTTGCAAAGATGTCATTAGAGTCGTAGGCTTCATTGACCTTTCGAGCAGCGGCTTCGGCATCATCAAGAGCGTACTGATAAGCACGATAAGCCCTACGAAGGCTCAGAGCATCTTCAGCAGCATTCTTGTCGTTACCGGTTTTCCACTTAGCTCTTACAGCATCATTGATGTCGTTGAGATCCTGCAAAGCTCTTTCAGCTTTAGTCCTAGCAGACTTAAACGCTGCAAGCTTTTCTTCATTACGGGTATTAGCCGTATTAGCAGCTTGGCTCTGGCGGTTCTTTTCATTCTCAGCAGCCTGGAATTCCTGATCCATTCGCTTCTGCTTACGGGCTTCAGCATCACCAACAAGTTTATCAAAGAGAGAAGCATCGCCATTAGCTGCACGGTACACAGCATACTGCCAAAGAGCATCGTTCTTTTGAGCCAGTGCCTTGTAATCTGCTTGGGTCTTAGCTATTTGGATAGCTTCTTGCTTGTTTAGTTCGTTAGTAACTTCCTTGATCTTCTTATCTACTGGATCTTCCTTCTCTTCAGGTTCCGGCACAGAAAGAGGCTGTCCTACGAAGCTGGTATCGGTATCCAGAGAGGCAATGCCGCTCCTGTATCCATAACCCGGACGATACTTGTTAGTGATTTCCCAAATACGAAGGTCATTCATACTCGGAGTATCTGTCTCGCGAATATCGGAAACATCTGAATTCATAAGATCGTCTGGAAGATTGACTTCCACACTATCCTTATTGATGTCAGCATACTTCTTAAAGAGATCAACAAGCTCAGCCTGATTGGGATCCACGGGTTCCTTAGATTCCCAATCCTTAAGACCTTGAAGACCCTTAACGAGATTGATATTGTCTTGAATTTCTGCCTGTTTGGCATCCAGAGCCTTATCAGGATCTACGAAGTCCTGAATACCAGAATCGGTTCCGAGCATTAGAAGCTGATTAAGCTTCATGAGCTCTTCATCGAATTCCTTATCGATTTCTTCTTTAGTCTTCTTAGCCATTAGATCACCCCATCGAAATTAGGACTCATACCCAGAGCACGGGCTCGCTTGATATCCATAGAGCGCTTTTCATCCTTACTGAACTTCAAGCTCTTAGCAAGGTTGTTATACGCATCTTGGATAAGATCAGGATCACCACTCTCAATGGCTTCATTGAGCTTAGCTTCCATAGCAGCTTTGTCAGCAGCCCAGTAGTTTCCAAAGCCCTTTCCACCTTCGAGAAGAGCCCTGTACATGTTCTGGAACTTCTCGTCAGTTTCCTTATCGCGAGATTCGTAGATATCCCTAAGAGCCTTAGCCATAGCGGCGTAGTCTACTTTAGATCCTTGGTATTTAGCCATGTTAATCGGCATGATGAGTCTCCTTATAGTCCTGCGAGTTGGATTTGAGTTTGAGCGTTAATCTTATCTTGTTTGAGCTTCATGTTGTTTTCGAAGGCGTTGTTTTCCCAGTTGATCCAGTCTTCACCAATAGCCTTCTGCTGACCAATCTGCCACTGATCCGCAGACAGCATGTTAGCAAGACGATCACGCATAGACTGATTGTAATCTGCCCATTGCTTATAGTCGAAATCACGGTCAGCCTTCCATTCCTGAAGAGCAGTATTGTAGGCTTTGTCCTTAATCTCGGAGACAGAATTAGCCACGGCTCGAGCGGCTCCAGTACCACGACCCAATCCAGCTCCAGCTGCGGTATGTTCAACCTTAGCAGCCGCATCGGACTGTAGATCTTCAAGATAAGGATTCATGAAGTAGTCGATATCCCTGTTGTAGGTATACTTTGCAGCTTCCTTTTCGCTTTCGTCAATCTTTCCATCATGGTTGGTATCAAGCCAGTCATAATCTTTGTAGTCAAAGTCTCGGATCTTAGCTGCCGCATCCTGATAGTCAGTCTTAGCGTCTTCACCGAAGAACTCAGAACCCTTAGTGGAATACCAAGTATCGAATTCACGCTGAAGCTCATCGTAGTCTGCGCCGATCTGTTTGGACAGTCGTTCAACAGCACGTCTACGTTCGGCATCGTTATGATACTGTGCAATAGACTGGAAGACACCTGCTAAAGCACCCACGCCAGCACCAATAGCTGTACCCCATCCGGGCATAACCGCAGTACCTATAGCGGCACCAGCTCCGGCACCAGTCGCAATGTTAGCGCCTGTATTTGCTTGAGAATAAGCCATAATTTATTCCTCTATTTGGATAATGTGAATACAGCCGAAGCGCTTTCTCCGGCTTGAAGAGTGGTTTTAATAGGAGCATCAGTATCAATAAGTACCGTACGAACTCCCGAAGAGCTTGCAATCATTAGATAGAATGATTGATGCGCCGGAAGAGTCATAGAGATTTCCGTAGTCTCGTTAACGATGGGAGAAGATAGGAACGCGTGAGTCTTCATTACAGTAAGCCTCAAGACTGCGTCCCAACGTCTACTCCATCTGCCCTGAAGGGCGTCTGCTATAAGATCCTGATTGAATTCAGAGATGTTTACACTGTTCATCATCGCCATAGCAGACTCTCCTAAAGGATACAACAAGGTTCACCTTGGATCTTAGCCGCGATGATACCCATCGGCCAATTGTCCGTAGTGGAGATTTCAATGGTGAGCTCTTCGCCCATACCCATGTTATCCCATTGGACAAGCCAGTTGTACATACCTTGTTTACCAATAGATCCGATCCATTGGTTACTCCATGTAAGACCGCCATCCCAAGAGTACTTCATACTCACTTTAGGATCTAGGTTCACATCGTTAACCTGACCGGAGTTCACGATAAGCTTTAGAGCGTCACAATACCAAGGGCCGAATTCCGCAGAGATTACTCCGCCACGACGGCGACGACGAATGACTTCGCCATCATATTCAGTCCATTTATTGTCATCCTGATAGATAATCTTGTTGTCATTCAGAGTGCCGAAGCAAAGCTTATCAAAAGCTAGCGTAGCAAACTGAGGTCTCCAAGCATCTTCAGTGCTTTCAAGTTTGGAATTGTAGGATGCACGAATATGCCATTCCTTCTCCAGCACGTCATACACAAAGGTCTTACGTCCTGAACGGAATGTGATAGCATAGAACACGTGTCCATATTCTTGCCAGGTTTGCGCAACCGCATCAGACGGTGTAGCCAAAGCAGCGATCTCACGTTCAATATCGGGTGTAGAGACTCGATCCATGTTTGTACCGATCATAGTGTATACACCATACTGACCGATATCGCTAGCACCCAGCCAAAAGATTTGATTACCTACAGCGGCTACGGATCTTGGAGCCAAGCATCCGATTTCGGCACCACCAGTATTCGGACTCTGGAAAGGATAATTAACATCGTCAAAGTAGCTGAATACCTGATAAGATCTTGTACCCAAGAGGTAGATATAAGATCCAGCAGAGAGCATAGCTAAAGACGTATCGCTCTTCCATTCACCATAGGTCACGAAGCCATAGCCACCAAATTTCTCAGTCTGAAGAATATCGGTATCAATCTGATTATTGCTGTTAAGCACTTCATAAGGATACTGATATGAGGTATAGAACGCGTCAGTGCCTTGGTCAAGTACCAATAAGTAACCATACGCGTACGTAACATGACTAGGACGAATAGTTTCACTGGTTGTACCGGGACGAAGAGGAAGCGTTACAGCTTGATATGTTTCGGCTTGTAAACCTGCAGGAAGAGTAGTGTCAACGTTATAAAGCTGAACACCATCGGCAATCATCAAATGAGGATGGGCTTCGGTATTCCAAGCTGTACTTGAATCAGTATCGCTAGCATGTGAGTAACCACCAGTTTCGCACATAGAAACGGGTTCTACTAATGCATTAGAAACTGTTCCGATTTCAGTATATACGAATTCACTTCCACTCTGTTCGATAAGATAAAGGTGAGATCCGAATACTGCATAGAGAACTGGAATTCCATTCGGGCCTCTAGAAGCTCTATACATTCCTCGGCAACGTCCTTCGGGCAACTCAATTAAGGTAGATGTACCGGAGATAGACCTCAAGATCCTCTGCGCACTGGCTTGAGAACTAGTGGCTTCTGGATACATATTAGTCACTTCAGCCCGACACACCTTATCTACATTGGAGTTTGCGTAACCCGCAGTGAGATTTTGCATCAATGCAATCTTAGGCATAAATCCTCCAAGGTCTTATCCTTGCGGGAAGATAAAAGTGCCAGCCTGAAGCTGATCAACGGTACAAAGGTTGTTAGCATATTCTCTGTTGCGCAAGACAAGCTTATTAGCTCTGGTCTTAACGGAGAGCGTGTTAATACGGTCATCCATTTCGGATTTCAGACGAGCTGTATGTTCTTCGGAGAGTCGCGGGAAGCGTACAGCAAGTCGATAGGTTAAAGCACTAAGGAAGAGAGACCTGTAAATATCCGGAGCTCTGACCTCCGTATCAGCATCGAAATTCCATGCCTGATTGTAAAGTATCTTCAGCCCAAAGCCTCTCGTGTTGATCATGTCAACCATAGCTTTCTTCAGGTAAAGGGTCAACTTGGTGTCGGACGTCGCTTGCCAAGTATAAGTAAATGGGCCCCAGCCCCCTTGCCAGAAGTCTTCATAGGCGACAAAGTTTAGAGGACGGTTAAAGTCCCCGTTTACTTCAGGTCTCTCAAATTCGTAATACACTTCGGTAATGCAAGAGGGATTCTTAGCCCTGACATCTGCCTTATCGGGTTTACCATTGAAAACGAGAGTGGGATCATCCATACCGACGGTAACGAAATCCGGAACTCCTGCAGGAATAATCTGAGCAATAGCGCCATTTAGATCCGCGATTGCTTCTTCCTTAGTTTCGAAGTTGGTAGGTTCCCAACGATATCCTATCACACCCGGACTAATAGTATAGGTAACGATGTGGAATACCTGACGGTTCTTATCCCATGCTTCACAACCCTTATTGTAATTTTCAAGGGTAGCACTCGGTAATACACCAGTATTACCTTCGATAATGAACCAGAAATTCTCACCTTCAACGTAGTCATCGGAGAGAATGTAAGTCTCTTCTTTAGCTTCGATGCGATTGAGTTCAACAGCACGGCGAAGCCACTGAAGGAGATTCTTGTTAGAGAATTCCGAAGCGAGATCCCTAAGAATGTTTAGGGCATCCTCAAATTTGTCGTCCGGAATAGTCTGTCTGCGCCCGACAATATTAGCGCGGTAGATGCTTTCTTGGATTACTTCTCTGATAGTCCACATAGTTTATCCTCTTCAATGTATAAGTTTTTCATAAAGCTTAAGGCCCTATCCACATTGGGATAGGGCTTTAAAGCTCTTAGATCGGATTACTTGACCTTGGAGTACACGTTGACAACGCAACGCGGATCCGTCACACCATACATAGCCACGATGTCCCAACGAGTCTTATTGGTCATAGCGTCGATGTTGATGGCACGGTTTTCGTGAATCGTGACACCTTCAAGCGAAGAGACCTTGGTTTCTGCGTTAGAAGCGTCGAGCTTGTCGAGCGTTTCGAATTCGTAAGCACCATCAAGACGGAGCTGACCGCACACGTACTTACCAGCCGGGATAGCAGCGACCTTGTTGCCGTTCAGGTCAGAAGCGTACGGGATCGTACCATCCTGACGAGCGTAGACAGCCGTGCCAGAAGCCTTCAGACGAGCCGCATCGGGATCAGTAGAGACGTCCTGGAAGTTTTCGACCTTGATTTCGTACTTGATGGTCACCACACCGGAAACGGCAGCTGCCGTTTCTTCAGCCACGACGAAGGTGTAGTTAGCATCAGTCGGCATACCCACGGTGTCGCAAGCAAAGAGACCTTCGATCGTAATCGGAAGACCCTTCGGAAGCTTACCAGTGAAGGAAGTGTCAGAAGACTTCAGCTTGAGAGTCTGGTTGACCGGATTCCAACCCGGAGTGGTAGAATTACCATCTACAGAAGCGCCAGCGAGCCAAGTTGCCAAAGCGCTATCCACCGTCAGGACGGGGAAGTAACGCTGGGAACGATATTCCACAGAATGGAACGTGCCCAAAAGGCCCTTAGAATAAAAGGAATCTGGCGAACCGACCGGCTGGAACTGCTGTCCATTGGTCGTAAGGATAGCCTGGAACTTCGGGTCAATGAAGCCGTAAATCTTTTCCGGAGAAATAGATTCAAGCTGAGAACCAGCGACAGCGAGAGGTTCAAAGCCTTCACCAACCACAGCGGTAGCAGCGTGGGAAAGAGCTTTGGAGACTGCGTCCTTGTTCAAATAAGCGGTAAGCTTATTGGCATTCGGCTTAGCGATAGCTTCATCCCACTTGGTATCTGTGACAGCTTCGATCGCGTTGGTGTTGATCATGATGTGCCACGGAATGAGGGACATCTTGACCACAGCTTCGTGGATATCGCTAGCGGCAGAGTGAGCGAGAGCACCCGGAGTGCCACCTTCAACCTGACCAGCGTCCTTGATGACGAAGCCATATTCCTGACCATTACGCTTACCGATGAGCTGATCCTTGAAGTAGCCACGGGAGCCAACGGTGAGGAACGGAATGTTAATGAGGGTACGGACAGCAACGTAGTCCGAGAGTTTATTAGTTTGGAAAGTATCAGTCTGAGCCATGATAGTAACCTATTACGGATGTGCAGCTACGTAAGCTCGCCAGTCGGCAGGAGACATCGGTCCGGGAGTCCCAGCGCTTTTGCCTACCACTCTACCAGTCGTTACGGGCTGCGGAGGATTCTGATTGGGTTGAGCCTTGGACGAAGTCGATTTAAGTCTCATAGCCATCAGCATCTTATTCTCAATGGATCGAAGCTCAATAGTCTTGGAGAGAGGGTTACGCTTGGTAACGACCTGCTTCAGGACTTCAGGCTTGGTCATGAGAAGGCGAACCATAAGGGGAGAGACATCACAGTCATCAAGGTAATTGATGATGGCATTCTCCGGATCCACCTTAGATAGATAGTCTACGAACTTTTCACGACCGTTCTCAAGGAGACGGTGATAATGTTCAACTTCCTGAGGATCTTTCATGCAAGCAGCAATGCGAGCCTCATGAATCTGATCCGCTTCAGCCAATTGCAATTCCAAAGCAGCTTCATCCTTCTGACGATTCAGATTTGCAATATCGTGGTTAGCCATTCGGGTCTCAAACCTAAGATCTTCCTTCTGCTCATCAGAGAGAGCTTCAGGATTCATCTTCTTAAGCTTTTCGATCTGGGCCTGTTGAGCGGCGATCTGAGCTTCAAGGGAAGCTACCTTAGCCTTATACTTTTCCTTCTGCTTGATAAAAGCCTTATTGGCCTTATAAGCTTGGGCGTCATTGGGCTTAGGATGTTTCGGATCGGGCTCACGATATGGGAGCTTTTCTTTGGGCGGCTTTTCAGAAGACGGAGGCGGCTCATTCGGTTTCGCAGGTTCCGAAGGAGGAGTCTGAGTTTCTGTCGAAGCGGCAGCAGGCGGTTGATCTTCACCACGGTGTTCATCCGGGTTAGGATTCGTATCATCCGGCTGGGCCTGTACCGAGTCCGGAGAGGAGTTGGGGTTTACTTCTTCAGCAGGTTGCGAGACTGCGAGGGAGTCTACCTTACCTTCCAAATACTGACGGGCGAGATTTGCGTCCATAATTTACCTCTGTAAAGCTTGAGTAGCTTGCTACAAATTGTTTGTAGCAGTTGAATTGTGTATTCAATGATATAGTTTAGAAAATTGCATTATTCCTTGCTCTCTTCTTCATCTCGAAGTAGCTGGGCAAGAAGCATCAGTCCGGCAGCTCCGAGAGCACCTCCACCGCCGAGACGAGCAAAAGCTCCACGGACTTTAGGAGGAACACGAGGAGACGAATTCATGGTAAGAGCCACGGATTCTCCAACGGATTCAGGTTCCATGAGCTGTTTTACAATGGTTCCCGAACCGGGGCCAGAGCGCTTAAGCTTAATATTGGCATTGTAGTAACGCCCAATAGAGTCTGCGTTAATGAGCTCTGCTGCTTTATCAGCTCCGATGTTATAGGAATAAGGACCTCTGGTTACACCCTTTTTATCGGTCATAAACAGAGACACAGTTCCAATAGCCGGAGAAACAGTCACCCCAGAGATGAAAGAGCTTCCAGGAGTAGAACCACCGTACTTAGGAGCAGAATCTGTAGCCCTCCAATGAGGGTTAACATTCATAGCTTCTTCGGCAAGAGCATCAGCCGTGACAGGATCTATACCTGGAAGACTGCGGAAGCTTTTTCGGATAGCATCTTCTTCAGCTCCCGTCATCTTGTAAGATGTTTCAGAGTAATTGGCTCCAGGGAATCCGCTAATGGGGCTGGCCCGTCTAGAACTCGCGTTCATGTACGGGCTGGTATTACCCTTAATTAGGTTGAACTTCATACGGTTTACCTCCGGTAATCTTAGAAATAGCTTCAACTGTCTTAGCGTCTAGCTCTTTCTGTTTGTTCTTAGAATCTTCGATAAGCTTCTGATAGCCAAGCTCGATCTCCTTGGACTTAATAGAGTTTTCAGATTCAATCTTAGCTCCGGATTCAGCCGCCTTCAGATCAAGCTCCTTATTCTTAAGCTGGAATTCCAGAGCAGTCTTCTGAACATCAATCTCCTGCTGAGCCTTAGTATTGGCCAGCTGGAGGGACAGAAGCTGTACTTGTTTTTCCATCTCTTGATTCTTCTGCTTTTCTTGTTCAAGAGCTTCCATAGCCTTGTTGATAGTATCCTGCATCCCGTTCAGGATATGAGCAGCATTAGGATCTACATCCGTTCCGGCTACAAGCTTAAGCTCAGGAGGAAGATTAGCGATCAAGTCTTTCTTAAGATTCTTGGAATACAGATCCGGAATGGTATCAGCCATGTGGACTGCAAGAATACCACGCATAGATTCCGGGCAGAATTGAGCGATGGCATTAAGGATATTACGCTGTTTCATACCACGAGAGATCACGTCAGGGCCATTGGTAAGCTTAAAGGTAGCTCCACCAGCGTTCCAGTTTTCCAGAAGGATCTGGCCCATAAGGTGAAGAGCCTTCATAGCAGAGACATAGAAGCAACTGACGTTAGATTCGCAGTTAGACTGTTCGAGAGCCACCTGCGTAGCGGTCTTCTGAATGCTCTGGAGACCTTCAATCCCAGTCATCGGGATACCGAGAACCTGAGACATGAGCGTAGTAGCCTGAGAGATAGTATCACGAAGATCAGCTGTAGCGAATTCTTCATGAATCGGAGTCGGAGCGATAGTGCCATTGTACATCACGACTGCACTATCAGGATCGCTCATACGCTGGACATATTCTTCCAGACCTTCCATAGCACCAACAGGCATCAGGAAGCCAGCCTTGGTGGATCGACCCATGCGTTCCATAAGGGTGCTAAAGCCAAGGTGAGCAGCGATCTGAAGAGACTTGGTGGCATTTACGATACCTATATAGTCCGTGCGCTTTTCAGTATTACGAATCTTGTAACCAGTCATACGCATGATCGGAATGTGTCTAATGTTAAGACGTCCGCTCTTGACAACCTTCTGACCACAGATCTTAGCAAATTCACAGTATCCGCCTTCTCCAATCCAGTAGTACATGACTTCTTGAATCATTCCCGGCTTCGTTCTCCACTGGTCACCAGCGTCACAGATCATCGGAAGGGTAGAAGGATATCCCATCGGGACTACGTCATCACCGTAAATGCGCTTAGCTTTATTCAGAGAGATGTAGTTAACAACAGCTCCTTCTTCAGCGTCTTCACCGTTAGTAGTCATCACAGATGGATCAAATGCAACCTGAGAAGGATCGTCAATAATCTCGAGAACGGGTTTAGCAAACGGATCATCAGGAATATCTGAATCTTCAAAGGACATCACACTGAAGCCCTGACCTGCAATACAGGTATTGGTAAGCCATTCTTGGACTTCTATCTTGACATCTTCTTGAGCTTCGAATTTATCCACGCGATTCTGAACTCCTTGGAGTTCAGTAGTATCTGCATTGGTTAATTCAGTATGCCAAGGGCTACTAGAATACGGGCTAGATACCGCGTTGACATAGAGCTTCTGAATATTGAAAAGCTCTTTAGTACGTTTCTTGCGGTTGTAGGTCTTGATAAGATCTTCCGTCCAAACGTCACCAGAATAGAACGAGATATCATCTGACATTCTAGCCTGGGTTAGTTTGTAGTACGAGCTAGACCGCTGCAAGAAGTCGGTAGCTTTGCTGATGATTTCAGAAGGTTCCATTGTATCTCCTAGATGTTAGAAAAATATCCCATGCTTTGAAGGATTTCTGCATTGCGCATAGCTTCCTTAATGTTAAAAGATCCATAGTGGTTCATAGCATACACCGCTAGAGCCAAAGCATCAGCGGAGTCAGGAGATCTTCCAATCTCCTTCTTGATTTGCTCTTTAGGAATCAGGTGTACTATGCCCTTTTCGCTGATAAAGCTTTGAGTGTTTCTAAGCTCTTCAATCAGTTCAGGATAAGCGTGCTGGTCAATATAGAACCCATCGCGAATGCACTTAGCTAATTCCATATACATTTCAGTACGCACGTTAGCATATAGATTGTTTGACGGAGTCTCGCTAAATGTAACGGGCTTAAGGCACTTGAATCGCGGCATGTGCTTTACGTTATCGTACATACCTTGGCCATATCCACCAGTGTGGTCAAAGGCTCCAGCTCTCCATCCGAATTCGTCCATGCTGTCTTTAACCAATCCAGCTTGAGCAATAGAATCCAGATGTGCATAGGTCTTTAGACTTAGCAATCCCGTATTGTTAATGGTAACGATAGCATTCTTATCTCGGCCCATGCCGGACAAGTCCATGCCCATATACCTCGGAGTAACCATCGGAGAGAAGTTAGTAGGAGGAGCGAAGTCCTCTATTCTGACGATGGCATTAAGGTAGTCACCTTCAAGCGGAATACCAAGAACCTGACGCTTATAGAGCGGAGTACCGATCCCGTACATCTCTTCCATGTCTCGAATAAATTCATCGGACACGAAGATATTTTCGTACAGCGATCCAGTAATGACACACTCTGGCTTAGTCCTAACAAGGTTGTTAAACCATCTGGCGCTAGGAGCCTCATTCGGAGAAGTGATCAATCTGGTATGGGTAATGTCCAATCCACCACGAAGACGGCTCTTCATGTTGTTGTAGAACTCTTCAGACAGGCGCGATGCTTCGTCCATGACAAGGCAATCACAGTCCGTCATACCAAGACATTCATCCGGACTCTCGTTAGAGAATGCGAACGTAGTTCCAGATCCAACTGAGATGGATCGGTCAGTCTTGTTCTCCGAGTAATCCACTCCGATTTTGCGACAGATGTTTCTGACGTGAGTGAAGAGAACCTTTCGGATAGCGGAGTGAGTCTGAGCTCCAGCTAGACACTTACGGCCCTTAATCATCTCAGTAATGAGATAGAGAGCGGCTACGTAGGATTTACCATACGACACGGAGGTGTGCATGATGACTAACGGGTCATCATATCTCCGCATGAATTCAGCTTGACCTTTGGTAAGAGGAAGATTGATATCCATCTTAACCTCCTGTAGGAGGTACTCGATTGGACTCTGCCACGCTAAAATTGAAATTTACCGTAGCGTCAACCTTAGACTTAACGTCTGCCTTAACATCGGCCTTGACTTCAGACTTGGCATTCAGTTGTAGAGACTGAGACCAATTCGTCCGGAATCTGCGCTCTAGCACTTTGAAGTACTGCGCTCCAGCCTTATCTCCGACGTTCAAGTACATCATAGCCAATTCGGCTTCAATGTCATTGTACCAATTCGTAACCCAACGCTCAAACTCGTCAGCGACTTCAATGCACTTAGGATCGGAACAATTGCGATTACGGAAGTTGGCCCAATCAGAATTGATTACAATTCCGTTAGGGAAATACGGCTTAATAGCATGGAGGAAAGTCTCTACGCTATATTGTAGGTCAGTACGGTTAGGATTCGCACGGGTGATAGCCTTGACAGTTATCTCCATCACTTCTTGAGAAGATAAAGTCCTTCCACCTGTAAGACCAGGTTGCTTAGGCCATGTATGGGGTTTAGCATTTACGGATCGACCATTAACACAAGGACGCGGAGCATGTGCCATTACGTATCTTGCGCTAAAAATGAATTTACGATGCATTTTATTCGCGTTATTCACCGTGAATTTGTGCATCAGAGCCTTTACTTTAGGCGAAGTAGTCTTTGGCATAGTAACCTCATTTAAGGTCTGAGTAGACCTATTGTGTTATTTTACAAGCTTGGACATGTCAATCTTGTCTGATGTACTATTCTTCTTCAAGATTTCAAGAATAGCGGCATTGATCTCAATGAGTTTATCGAGCTTAGAAATGAGCTCATTGCGATCTTCCGACAAAATCGGGGCAGAAAGCGTTTCCGGGGCAGAAATCGGTTCTGACGGAATCTGGGCAGATTTTTCTGCGCGCTTAATAGCAGCGGCTTTCTGAGCCTTTTTAAGAGCAGCAGCTTGTTTGTTAGTCATCTTCACCACCATAAGCTTCCTCCAGTTCTCCAGGAGCGTTAAAGTCTTCAGCAGCCATATCTGGAGACACAGACTCGTCACCCTTAGATTCCAGCTCGAAGATTACTTCCTGACAGCGATTGCGATCAGCTTCATCGAATTTGTACTTTTCAGCAAGAGAATTGAGAAGGTCAATAATCTTTTCCATGATTTTTATCTCCTTATAATCAATGTAAAAGTTTCTTGTACTTTAAGAAATAACAAAAATACCCTATAGGTTTGATAGACCTATAGGGTACACCCACCAGATACGAAGCTCGCTTCGTAACCGACCGTATACAACATGTACCGGCAATTATAAGTTTGTGGAAACTCGGACGGATTTTTTCGGTCGTTTATTGTACTTTGTTCCATGATTGACCTCTTGTTAGTAATAAAATGTTATTTCGCCCAGCTTTTATCTGTTTAATTCTGATTCTGCTGGATAGAAATCCAACGCGAATTTTGTCAATCCTTATAAATAAATATAATATAAAATATTATATATTTTATATAAAATAAAATATAATAAACCTAAATAAGCTTAAATAAGCCTAATAAGTATAGATAAGTATAAAAATCTTAAATAAAAATCCATAAAAATAAATCAAAATAATCTTTTTATACCAAATTTTATAATACCCGATAAGAATATCCATCATTTCAATTTCTATTCCAAAAGTATGATGTTCACTACCAATTAACTACTGAATGAAGACGGTTACACTCTCATTGTCCAACCCAGAGTGTATCGATGTCAAAGGAATTTCTCAAACAGAGAGATAACTGCATATGCTGGGTTGGACTCCTTAGGGCATATGCGGTTATTTTTTCGTTTGAGGTATTTACTATGCTTACGGTTAAAGAACGTCATCAGATTGAACGTGATTCTAGAGCTCCTTACATCTACGAAGCTCTCAAGCGTGAAGGATTGGTAGATGAAGCTACCAACACCAGAAACATTTCTCTTAAGGAGATTTATGCTTACATCAAGGCTAATGATGTGAAGATCGGTGGTAAGGATTGTCCGATCATCTTCGTTAGCCGAGCTGATGTGGAATATACCTTCAAGAAGTTTGAAATCAAGGGTCGTAAAGCTGGTCGTAAGATCAAGTCGGTAAAGGCTGATACAAATACCGATGTTGATCACAACGTTACCTCTACCAGTGATACGACTCTGGTAGATACAGATAATTGCACGAACTTGGAATCTGACCATTCCAAGAAGTCTGTATCTACCACTCCTAAGATTGCGAATCAACGAATCATTCGCAAGGTGATTCATAAGGAAGATAAGGCCAAGGATATCTCCGATACCGAAAAGGAAGAGATCAAGGATACTATTCACACCTATATAGAAGCTCCAGTGTTCTTCACTTCTTCCACTAAGAAACGTACTATACGACGTGGAGAACCTATTCCTGAAGATTGTACTAAATCTTACGCCGAACGGCATGGACTTGTAGCATGATAGATATTCTTATGACAATCGGCATCATGCTTATCCTTAACGGAGTCACATTGTATCTGTCATCCTGTGAGAAGTATACCATCTTTTGTGAGACAAAGACAGCTTACTTCGTGTGCGTTGTTGGAATGATGCTTACGCTAAACATCCTAATCTGGAAATCTGTAATATGCTTCTATAAGTAGGTTAACATGAGTTTCAAAGCATATGATGTATACCAAAAGGGATTAGAAGCTAGATTCTACTTCTTGAAAGGAAGAGAACGGCGTATATGCCCTGAGTGTAAGAAAGAGAAGCTGGTATTACCAGAATTCAACATGTGTCTTGAGTGCATTGCTACTAAAAAAGCATGGGATGTCTGTGACGGATGTGGAGACATGTCAAAGCCTTATATCAAAGCAGTATTAAACGATGGGTATGTTAGACCAGAGGTTCTGACAGTAGATGTCATAGCATCTATATGGGAAGATATCAAATCCGACTACTTTCGTAAATATCTAGAGAGGACTAATGACGATGGACAGGATAACTAGCTGCACTACAGATCGTAACGGAAATGTTATGATCACTCATAGAAGCGTTACCAGCTTCGATATGATGAACCAAGAGACCAGAAAGTGTTTTGAAAAAATCCAGTATCAGATCATGAGAGGTGATGTCGTACCAGATGAAGGTACTTTGGAAGATATCGAATGGATGCGCACGTACTTAGACTTTGGCCATATGATAGATATGCATCATCCTAATTGGGGAAAATGCAGCGATTGTGGCAAATACAGACTTGGATTCTTTCAGGTAAGGGATCTTAGCCACAGATGCTACAAGTGTTGTATTACTGAAAAAGTATTTTGGAGTGCTACAAATGGCGAATTCGATAAGCCGATTGTTAAGAAATATCTCAATGAAGGCGTGGTTGATCCCACTATAGGCTGGAAGTCCTATCAGGATATCATAGACGAAGAGAATAAACGCATAGAAGAATGGAGAAAAGCTACAGAAGGTAATCAGCTCTTTATGTACACAACAGACCGCAAAAAGATGATAGAGAAGATATTGAACGCAAATAATCTGGATGCAAATGGCTTTCCCGAGAAATAATCCGATAAAAAAGATATAGAATATTATCACTTTGCAAATGCGATGCCAAAGTGATGAAGATCTTTAAAAGGTTAAATATTACTAATAATTGTTTCGTTTTGATCAATTTGTTTTAACTTAAAATTGATCCGCATAACTACGAGGTTAAAAATATGGTAGACAACAAAATCATAGATACTTGGCGTATTCTACTTAAAAGGCAGGTTCCTGAAATAGACGATATTTCAATATGGAACAGCATAAGAGTTTCTGAATCTCCAAGATGGCGCATTTTAGGATTTGAGTTTGGATCTAAGCTAAATAACGTCAATGTTATAGATATAAGAGTATACGTTGGAGGTAAGATAGCTTACAATAATGTCTTACCAGAAAACGCGCTTGATAATTTAAGCCTATGCCAAGCGATCGCAGATGCAATCAAAGACAATATACAAAAAACAAAGGACAAAACAATGCCTGATACAAATGAACAAGCACAAGCAATCGATCCGAAAGAAAAACCGCAGAACTTCTCTTGGGCTCTTCAGTGGCTTAAGGATGGTCATAAGGTAGCTCGACTTGGCTGGAACGGGCGTGGACAGTGGGTGACCATGCAGAAAGGCTCCGAAGTCAATGGTAAACTTATGCGTAATGAAAATGCATCCAGCTTCTATGGCGACAAGACCGTTAAGATTCGTCCTCACTTGGATATTAAGACAGCTGATGACTCTTATGTATGCGGATGGGTCCCTTCAACAGGGGATCTCTTTGCAGAAGACTGGGTTATCGTAAAGGATGAAGTCAACCTCTCTGATATTCCGATGCAGGTAGCTAAGGAGATGAAGAATGTTTAAAGGTCAGAAATGTAGAGTATGCAAGATCAAGGAGACCAAGGATGGATTCGTCTACTTCGCTAATCCTCGTGGAGTAAGAGTCCATATTGAATCCAAGACCATTGAATATCTTCGCCGTCGTGGCTCTAAGTCTTATGAACCTGCTAGTATCTATAATACTGGTAAGCTTGGTAAGTGCTTCTATGCTGATGGCGAAACATGGCAGGTATCTAGGATCTTGGCTACAGCCTTTGTTCCTAACCCGAATGAATACGTATTTGTCAATTTCATTGATGGTAACAATCAGAACATTGATATCTCTAATCTGTCTTGGCAGCCTACGCCGAACCGTCAGATGAATAGCAAATTTACCTCTTTTGCTGATCGTCAGGCCTTAGAGGGTATCACTGATAAAGAATACCAAGACAGATACAATGCTCTGGTAGGATCTGATGGCTTGAATCATGCTAAAAGATTTGTGGAACGTCAAAGAGCCTTAGGTCGTGCTCTCCTTAATCGTAAGGTAAGTCCGACTGGAAAGGGTGTATGGCTTCCTAAAGAACTTCTTCCTATATACAGGAAGGATTACAACACTGGAAAGATTCTCATCAAGGAAGTATATGATGCCTGGATTGAGAAGATTAACAGTATACAAACACAAAATAAGCGCATGAGTCCTAGACTTGACTTCGACTCATTCGTTAAAGAATACAATGAAATCCACTAAGGAGTCCAAAATGAAAATCGAAATCGATCTCAACAGAATCTCAGACGGCATCCTCGTACTTAATGTACCGGATGCTAAGGCCAACACCCAGAAAGCCATTCCGGCTCAAAATCCTAAAGACAAGAAGGATCTTAGCAGCGGATTGAACCAATATTTTACTCCAGCAGAGCTTATTAGGTTCATCAAGAAGTATCGATCACGAATTGATAATTCTTGTTTGACTAAAGTCCTTGTATCCGAAGGTTATATTGAGCCATTTACTAACTCTAGGTGCTATGTCCCTGGTCCGAAATGGAACATCAATATGGGTAAAACCAAGATTTTGTGTTCTTCACACAAGAGCATGAATGGTATTGCAGTGATTTCTCATTACAATAAGAATCATCCGGTGATCAAAACGATTATCAATAACATCATAGAAAAGGAATAAATATGTGCAATGAAGTAGAAAACAAATCTGAAGCTAAAGATCAGGTTTCACTGTCTGTTGAACAGGTCTTGATGGCTAACACTCTAACCATCTTCCAGAACATTATTGATGGCTTGCTGGTAAAGAGGGGTCATGAAGCTGTGATTGCTAAGCTCAATCCTCAGCAGCTTCATCGTGCATTCCGAGTATTTGCAATGCTTGATGAAGGAGATGAGGCTCTCGATGCTTTGCTAGGCTTGCATGGTATAGCTCCAGAAATTTTCCCAAGTTACAACAAGAGTAAATTCTGTTACATGCGTGTACCGTTCGAAGCGGCTCAGCAGATGGCTAAAATCTACCGTCCAGTTCTTGCTGAAGGTGAAAAGATTATTAAGCCGATTAAGAAGAAATAATTGATAACTCATTTATGCCGACCGTGCTACCGGCTTTAAATCGAAGCACATTGATACCTTATTTGATGATACCTCCTTTGTTTAGGTGAAACGAAAGCAATCGCCCTATCCAGCACGGATAGGGCGATCTTTTTAGCAACCAATAAGCTTAGGAATTGGGATCCAAAGTATCCGGATCCGGGTCACTAGACGCCGGTTCGGAAGCACTTGCAGAGGCTGCGTTCTGCAGGGCCTTTACATCTGCTTCGAGCTTAGTGATACCAAGAGCTTCTTTGAGAGCTGCTTTATTTGTTTCGTCAATAATAAGAGACATTGTATTTCTCCATTTGAGTTATAGGAACCATTTAAGAGTTAGATGTATTGGTATTATAGGTCTTTTCGTACTGACAGGTGCAGATAATCTGTGGAGGTCTGTTTGTAGGATCAAGAGTACTTCCATAAACTTCTGCAAACCTATGGATGGTCACATGACCGTGGCAATAGCTTCCGCTATAGTATCCGTATGCATATGGAGGATGCTCGTATGCGCTGTTGGTAACGTAGATATCCAGCTCGATTGTCGTGCTGGAGTTAGTAGACGGAAACCAAGGCCAGATTGGTTCAAGATACGTTTCGAGTTTCGTTTTGTTTCCTGTATCGATCATACCATAGCCGGTTACTACATCACCCTGCGAGGTATTATCATACTGCTTGCTCATGACGTATACTCTGCTTCTGGTAGAAGATATAGCAAGTCCCATAGGGCTAAGAGATGTAGAGGTAGTATGATCTGGTCTGTCCGAGAACTGCAAGTATAGCGTTACAAGACCGTCCATGATAGACCAGGATTCTTCGTGGTCTTCGTTCCATGCTATGCTAGTAGTGTGCATCATATCATAGAATACACCGAAATGCTTCCAACCTATGTTGCCATCCCCATCGGTGGTGAGCACAGAGTTAGCACTTGTAGCTGGATTAAATGCCGGGATGACATAGAACCTGTCAGTGGTTACTCCTCCTTCGGTAGTTGTAACCTTACCAGACCCCGGCCAGATAGACATCTTACCCGGATGGATTTCAGTTACTCCATAAGAAGACGAAGAAGCAAGTACAAGCTCTAGGCTACTACCGGTTTGGAATGTACCATTAGCGTCAATGTACATACCATTATATTGGTTGCCTACAGAGCCTTGGACACCGGAGTCAAGCAAAGCCTTATACGGGCCTTGAACAAGATATCCCTTTCCACTATTGTTTACCATGACTGCAGCATAGCCATCCGGATCATCCGAATCGACGACAATGCTCGAAGCTTCGGTTACACTAGAGTCTCCGTAGTTCTTGTAACCAAGTGTAGGCTTGTTAAGAATCTGACCCATGCCGGAGGTAGCTGTCCAGTTGGTCTGAACCTGACCAGCCGGGATTGTAGGCTTATTGGTTAGATCATTATACGAACCGGAAGTGGCTACAGTGGCAAGCGTAGGCTTATTAAGAATAAAAGCATCAGACGAAGAATTAGTTTCCGTCCAGTTTGCTTGAACGTTTACCTCTGCGCCAGCTGCAATCCCATCGAGCTTATCCTTAAGGGTAGTCGTGAAATTGTTATCAGTATGCGTATAAGAAGCATCTTGAACAAGGTTCGCTGGCTTATTAAGGATTTGTGCGACACCGCTAGAGGCGTTCCAATCGGAATTTACCTGAGCTGCAGGAATTGAAGGCTTGTTAGTCAAATCATTATACGAACCGGAAGTGGCTACAGTGGCAAGCGTAGGCTTATTCAAGATCTGTGCCACACCACTTACAGCATTCCAGTCGGAGTTAACTTGTGTGAACCCTACTGTAACGGTATGGTTAGAATCATCCTTAGTAATCGTGGCTCCCGTTCCGGCTACAAGATCATAGTCTTCCGGCTTGTTCTTAATGTAGTCGTCAGCGGTAGTACTCGTTTGAGTCCAGTCAGCTTGCACGTTAACCTCTGCACCAGCAGCGATCCCATCGAGTTTATCTTTAAGAGCCGTAGTGAAGTTGTTGTCAGTATGAACGTAGTTAACGTCTTGAACGAGATCGCCCGGTTTATTCTTGATGTAATCGTCAGCAGATTCATTTGTTTGAGTCCAGTCAGCTTGCACGTTTACTTCGGCACCGGCAGCAATACCATCCAGCTTATCCTTGAGAGATGTAGTGAAGTTATTGTCGGTATGAACGTAAGATGCATCCTGAACAAGATTAGCTGGCTTATTCTTGATGTAATCATCAGCTTCGTCATTCGTTTGAGTCCAGTTAGCTTGGACGTTTACTTCCGCACCAGCTGCGATACCAGCAAGCTTATCCTTCTCGGTCGTAGTGAAATTATTGTCAGTATGAACGTAGTTAGCATCCTGAACAAGATTATCTGGTTTGTTCTTGATGTAATCATCGGCTGTAGTACTAGTCTGAGTCCAATTAGCCTGTACGTTTACTTCAGCTCCAGATTCAATGCCATCAAGCTTAGTCTTATCCGTGCTGGACATTAAGCCGCTGGTAGATTGAGTCGCTACAGCGTTCTTAGCTGCATCGATATTCGCTCTAGCCTGAGCTTTTTCATTTTCGGAAAAGATACTAGTCTGATCAACATTGGTCAAGACCTTATTAGAGGGCGTTCCCATTATGGTTTCTCCTTTACATTAAGCTTGATGATAAGATCTAGCTGGCCTTTAATAGCCGATAGATCCGATTTAATCTCTGAGATGGCTTCTGTCTTTGTTTCAAGTTTTTCAGTTCGCTCACCGAGATCTTGGACTTGCATGAATAAATACCCGGCAAACAAGGCGGCAAGAATACCAACCTTGTTACCGATTTCTTCTAGAGCTTTGATCCAGTTCATTGTATCCCCTAGTCTTTGAACACTACAACTTGGAAGAATAGATTATTTCCTGTTTCCGCATCCATATGCATAAAGGTAGCGTCACCAACGGAATCTTCTACTCCACCAATTTGTTCTTTGCAAACGCAGAAGAATCTATTTGGTTTGTCATTGGGATCACTTGCAACAACTGTTGAAGTCCAGTTAAGCATCAAGACTCCATTACGTTTCCAAGTCGTGCCATCGCAATATCCAGCAAAATATCCGTTAAATCCGGTTGCACCATAGTGCGAAGAATGACCAGGAATTATATCTGTGACATAGCTTATATATTCCCAACCGAGGCCAGTTCTTCCACCGAATTCGTTAATCATGGTGTTATATTCTGTTACCGTAGGAATATGCCATCCTGATATGACAGATGGATTATCGATAAGGTATTTGATAGCCGACCAGTTGTAGAACAAGCCATAGCGATTTTGGGTAGTGGTATCTGTTGCATTATTATACCATCTGGCGCACATTTCGGTATAGCTCGAAGGCGTCTGATCAGCTGTAAGTACTCTAAGATTGGTCCACGTCTTTCTAAGTGGAGTATTCATCACAATCTTAGATCTAAGCTTTACCACGTTACCAGTATGCGGAGTAACATAATCAGTTAATAACGTACTGGTATAATCATAGCTTGTCTGCTTGGCTTCATTAGCACCTGCTGTGGTATTGCTACCAGTTCCTTTAAGAATATCTGTGCTGTATATATAAGTATCACCCATAATCTCGAATGCTGGCTTATTGTTTTTAGTAATGGCGCGATTGTAAAATGCCAGAATCCCAGAGCTCACATTGCTACAACCATAGAACATACCTCCAATATCCGTGGCAGAAGCAAGACTAATAGTCGTAGGAATCTCAGTAAGACTTGTACAACCGTAGAAAGCGTTTCTTAGGTTTGTAGCATTGCTCGTATCGAACGTGGATGGAATACTAGTAAGGCTCGTACAATCACCAAAGATAGCGAACATGTTCGTTACCTTACTTGTATTCAAAGTGGTTGGAATACTCGTAATACTTGTACACCCGTAGAAGGCTCTGGTCATATTCGTCACTTCGCTTGTATCAAGCAAGTTGGAAATACTTGCAATACCAGAACATCCATAGAAAGCATCCATCATGTTGGTGACGCTTCCAGTATTCTTTAAGTCAGAATTCTGCAAGCTAGTACAGCCATAAAATATTCCGGAGATATCGGTTACACTCGTTAAATCAGAGTCTATGATTGTAACGAGGTTGTTCGCATCCGTAAACTTCTCGTAGAATGCATTATGAAAGCTTGCATCATTCTTCTGGTAGTATTCCCAGTCGTTAGTAGAAATTCCCGGAACCTTTGTCCAAGTATGAACATGAGCCATACCGGTAATAGTATTTGGATCAAAGGTAGAATCCGAAAATCTAAATCGAATGGCTCTAGGAAGAGGAAGGCCAAAAAACTTTATGGCCTCACCTCCATTTGCACCAATAAAGGAGCCGCTGGTATTTGTTCGTAGGATATAATAAGACATAATACTCCTTAAGACAAGGTTCCTCCCCAAGAAGTAGGAATTTGCGCACGCTCTTCTGCAGTACTACAGTTACTAAAGCAACTTTCGTGTGATGTTACAGTCACGGACTTTGTAGACAAGTAGTTGTACATATCTACTGCGCCACTAGTCACACCCGAGCAACCTCCGTACATGCCTGATACGTTTGTTAAATTAGGGGCTGTTACAAATGGAAGCTTACCAGTAAGATTAGAACACCTCCAGAACATCTGCTCGGCATTAGTTAGAGCTGGCATATTCAGATCATTTATAGATGTGAGATACATCGCTCTAGATCCATGAGCAAATGCTCTATATCCAGTAGTGACACTTTCCAGATGATAAAATAGACAATTGCGAGCTCTCCATGCGCTAGCGAGAAGCTGGCTGATATCAGTGACTCCTGTCAGATCACTATCGATAATGTCTAATTCATGTTGTGTCATAGGATAGACCCACCCACTCCCACCGGACGATCTGATACCATAAGCATTAAAGACTCCACCGGGGTTACCTGTAGGACTCTGATAGGAAGTCAGAGTCCAAGAGGTATTATCATAGTGGAAATCATAGATATTGTCGCCATATGAAGTCCATGTCATGCCCATATCAGACCTGTCAGGCATGTCCGTCAAAGGATTAAACGAATCGTAAAATCTAATCCTTAGAGTCTTTTGAGCAATAGGCGGAAGGCCAGGTTGAACGGAAACCTTAATCCCCGACCCAAACTTGAGTCCTTTACCGCCGTAGTTTAACCAAATGTTTGACATGAAATCTCCTTAAGAAATACTATGCTTTATGCCGATTATCTTTTTGATAGAATTCTTATAACTATCAAGGTTAGCCGTTTGACCTACGCTGCCATTGGAAGCAGTAGTAGTATATGAGAATCGTATGCTCTTAGTGTTATTTATTGTAGCACTATTAGAAGAAAATACTATCCTAATATGCACCTCCCAACAGCCTGTCGTCCCTACGAACGTTCTAAATATTGGGTATGTATCAGCTTCTAATTTTACTTTCACTACTCTGACATACAAACCACTTTCAAGGTCAAGCTCAATAATAATTTCGTCATAGTTCCATGGATTATCAGATAGCGCACATGTACTAACTGGCGTAGAACCAGAGTATAGAACGGTTTGCCCTGAAAACCTTCCTAGTACCCAAGACTTTATTGAGCTCCATAAAGTAGATAAAGAATCTAGATTCACTGCACTCATAATTTCCTCACTGAATTCTATTTATTCCAAGTACCTTAACGATCCATTTATCAGTAGCTGGACTTGAATGAGAAGCGTTCGAGTAAGCAACGGTGGTATCTGTTATAGTGCCGACCTTAAACTGTTTTTTGGCTGTAATAGATATACTGCTTGTAGTTACATTCATCCGCACGAATGCCGACCAGCAATTACTAATTCCAGCAGGATACATTAAAGTAGCGTTATAAGGAAAAGACGGAACATTAAACTCAAATATTTCGGTCTTTCCACCTTGATAACAGAAGACTTTAATAAATTGAAAATTTGCTGGGGACTCGCTCAATGTTGCGGAATTAACAGCATTACTATTGCCATTGGAGTCGAATAATACCGTTCTATCAAAGAGGTTATTCATGAACCATTGCTTTACAGAAGACCAAAACGTACTTAGACTTTGTAGATTTATAGAATTAGACATAAATACCTCAGTTAAGAATATTCATTCCTTCCACTCTAAATATAACCTTTCCAGCTTCGCTTGATGAACCAGAAGTAGACCAGTTCGTTGTGATATCAGCATTTCCAGAAGGAACCGTATTATTACTAAAACTACCTGCTCGGTAAGATTTAGCACTATCGCCAATGGATACACTACGCTCGTTTATTTTATAAGTGAGCCAGTTAATATAAATATCTGCCTCAGCGAACTCGAAGCTATTATCATAACCGAGTGCATTAGAATGACGATTTGATTCTATAATGAATGTCTGCGAAGTTGGATTTCCTTGTGAATCAACTATGTGTATATATATTCTTAACCATTCATAATTAAGAACACTATCACTAAGAGCAACTGATGAAGATGCCGCTCCATTATAAAGAACGGTATATCCCCAGATTTTTCGTCTGATCCAACTTTTTATACTCTGCCAGAATGTGCTAAGTGAATCGAGATTGATTGCAGCCATAATAGCTCCTATACAACGATAGCCTGAATTTGAGCGGTGGTAGCAAGGGCTTCCCATTCAGGATTTCCGCTCGAATTAACAGTAAGAACCTTTCCGCTATCAGCCACAACAGAAGCCGGAACCTGTCTTACAGTTGTAATAGCTCCTGCTACAGCCGTGCCAGACTGGGCATTAGTAGAAGACGCATTGTAAGTCTGATCGACCGTTCCGCCACCGGAAGCAGGCTGCCAAGAATAAGAGCCAGCCCCACCGCTGTAAGAAGCAGTCAGAACCTTACCGTCATCAGACGAGGTTACAGTAGGCAATGGAGAAGGAGGATTATCCCAAGTATAGTAAGAGTACCCAGACGATTCTTTTACTGTTAGAACCTTACCCACTTCATTGGTAGTGTGATTGGGAACAACATTAAATCCATGACCCGTTCCAGCTTCATATGTTGTAGTGACCGCAGAAGTGCTATAGTCCTTTCTAAAAGTTACCTTATAGAAACCATAGTTCCATCCAGATAGAGGTTCACTACCCACCTCGAAGAAAATCATCCTTCCATCTATGTAAGAACCCGAATCAAGGATATACACCAACCGAAGAATCCTACCGTACAATATAATCATACAGATCTTACCGGCATTATATGCGTTCATATAAGCCGTCCATGAATCAGATTCATGTCCAACTACTTCATCTGTATAATCCATCATGAGTACACTAGAGCTTCCACCACCAGACTGGGTAACCCACTGGAGTGCAGCTGTACCGGAATTGTCTACAACGCCAAGAACCTTTCCGTCTTCAGACGTGGTATAAGAAGGAACGCCTTCAGGGATGGTCGGCGTATTGCTTAGATCATTATAGGAACCAGTTGTAGCCACTGTAGCAAGCGTAGGCTTATTCAAAATCTGAGCTACACCGCTAGAAGCATTCCAGTCAGAGTTAACTTGCGCAGCCGGAATCGTAGGCTTGTTGGTCAAGTCGTCATAATCACCGCTAGTAGCCACCGTAGCAAGCGACGGAGTATTACTCAGGTCATTATAAGAACCGGACGTAGCCACCGTAGCCAAAGACGGCTTGTTCTTAATGTAATCAGCTGCGCTAGAATCGCTCTGACTCCAGTCAGATTGAGCTTGCGTAAACGAAGCTGAAACGGTAATCTCCTTGTCATTGTCGTCTTTTACAATCGTTACATTAGAACCTGCGACAAGAGAATATTCATCCGGTTTATTTTGGATATAAGAAGGATCGGTAGTATCCGACTCCGTCCAGTCTGCTTGAACCTGTGTTCCACTTCCGCCAGTTGCCGAAATCGTAATGTCGTTTGCGGTTTCAACAATGCTGACTCCGGTTCCAACTAAGAGCGTCTTTGTAGCTGGCTTGTTCTTAATGAAGTCATCTGCACTAGAGCTCGTTTGATCCCAGTCAGCCTGAACGTTTACTTCTGCACCGGCTTCGATACCAGCGAGCTTAGTCTTTTCAGCCGAAGTAAAATTCTCATCCGTGTGAACGTAATTGGCATCCTGAACCAGATTGGCAGGAATATTCGAAAGATCGTTATACGAACCAGAAGTAGCCACCGTAGCCAAGGAAGGCTTATTCCTGATATAAGCGTCACTGGAAGAATCTGCTTCAGTCCAATTAGCCTGAACGTTTACTTCTGCTCCCGAAGCAATGCCATCTAGCTTGTTCTTAAGAGTAGTGGTAAAATTGTTATCAGTATGTACGTAGCTTGCATCCTGAACAAGATTAGCAGGTTTATTCTTGATGTAGCTATCTGCTGAGCTGCTAGTCTGACTCCAGTCAGCTTGAACGTTTACTTCTGCACCAGCTTCGATACCAGCGAGCTTATCCTTATCAGCCGTGGTATAGTTGTTGTCAGTATGAACGTAGTTGGCATCCTGTACAAGATTAGCTGGCTTATTCTGAATGTAAGCATCGGACGAAGAATTGGTTTCAGTCCAATCGGCTTGTACGTTAACCTGTGCACCAGCTTCAATGCCATTAAGCTTAGCTACGTCGGCATCGGTAAAGTCATTCGAGGAAAGATCTTTACCAGAAACCTTGTCTACCTTACCCGTAAGATCGATCTCTGCGATTCCGCTTGCATTAACAACGCTTACTCCATCTACTTCAACACCCTGAACCGGTACGGTCGGGATGGTCGGCTTATCTGTAAGGTCGTTATAAGAACCACTGGTAGCTACTGTAGCGAGAGTAGGCTTATTCAAGATCTGGGCTACGCCACTAGAAGCATTCCAGTCAGAGTTGACTTGTGCCGCCGGAATAGAAGGCTTGTTAGTCAAGTCATCATAATCACCGGACGTAGCGACTGTAGCGAGGTTAGGTTTATTCTTAATGTAAGCTGGATCAGAAGAATCTGATTCAGTCCAATCAGCTTGATCTTGCGCAGCCGGAACATCACTTGCAGTAATGAAGCCAGAGTTGTTCGTAAGATCAGAAGTAGCCGACGGGATAGAAGGCTTGTTAAGAATTTGAGCTGCACCGCTAGAAGCATTCCAGTCGCTATTAACTTGAGCCTTAATTCCGACAGGTCTTTCAGTAGTAGTCCAGTTATTTTTTACATCAACATCATATACAAACACGGAGTCGCTAGCGGTTAGATCCGAGTTCGATCTGTAATACTGGAATTCAATGTGCCTAGGAGTGCCAAGACCTATATAAGCAAGAAACGCCATCCTAGAGCTGCTGTTATAAGCAGAAATACGGCAGTATACAATCTTCTTATCTGCAATAGCCTGTCTTATATCGGCATAAGTAGTCGTGCCATACAAGGCTTCAAACAATCCAGTGGCTTGAGAAGGTACAATAGCCCAGCTTGGAGCGCCCAGCGAATCAACGGTTAATACCTTGCCTTCATCATCTGGAGTAGATTCCGGAAGAGGATCGGGAATTGATGCAATCGCATCCTGAAGCTCTGTTTTCGTGGCAAACAGATTCTTACACTTACCCCAAACTCCGGTAAGGAAGGAGTAAAGCTCTTGTAGCTTGGTAACATGATTTGGATCAAAAGATGCGGGCATGATTTCTCCTAGGTTAAATCCGCCAGAATGTCTGTAACTTCTTGGCTAGTTGTGTAAGTAATTGAAGGAATAGTAGGCTTGTCAGTTAGATCATTATAAGATCCTGATGTAGCCACCGTAGCAAGCGTAGGCTTATTCAAGATCTCTGCATCGCCACTAGAAGCATTCCAGTCTGCGTTCACATTGACTTGAGCACCACTTTCGATTCCTGCTAGCTTGTTCTTATCGGCGGTGGTGTAATTGTTGTCAGTATGTACGTAGTAAGGATCATCCACAAGTCCTTGCGGTTTGTTTCTGATATAAGCCTGAGACTCTGGGTCACTCTCATTCCAGTCACTGCGAATCTGTTCGAAAGAGATGTTACCATCCTGATCGATAAAGATGTTTTCAGTAACCGGAGTAAGCTTCATCTGTACTTGGTTAAAATTTACTGAGATTTCATCATCACGGATCTTGATACCTGGGCCAGGAGTATAAGAAGCTCCAGAACCTCCGCCAACAATTGCACTGTTCATTAGACGAGCAATATTGATAGCTTGAAGATTCAGGTTGTAACTTGCAGGAGCACTAGCCGGATCAAGATACAGAGACAAAGCTGTCCCATCGGAAGTAACTGTCACTTCAAAACTGATAAGGATACATTCCGTGTGAGAGTATGTATTGTCAAAGGTATAAGACACCCTT